ACCAGCGGAAAATCAAGCGGCCCTGCCTTACGGTAAGGGCCGTTTGTCATTTGATCCACCCCCGAAACGGCACTTCCGCAGTCATCGGCATGTCCGAGATGCGAACGATCACGAAGCCCAGCTTTGCAGCGTCTGGCGGCTGTATTGGCGCGTATGAAACATGAAACAGGCTGTCATCAACGCCCAGCGCATCGGACAGCGCATCCTGCCCGGCTTTGAATGCGGCAATTAGATTATCGCGGTCCCTGCGTCGGTTGTTCGGCGGGTGAAACTCGATGTGTAGATGTATCTGGTCCGCTTTGAACCGATTGACGCCCCATGCCGTGCATTCCAGTCGGCAATGATTGCGGTACTTCTTTTTCTCAGCCGCCAAGCGCAGGTGATGCGGTCGCGCGTTAGGGTTCAGGATGGCCGGGGGAAACGGCAGTTTGATTGTCAGGCACTTCATTGGCTGGCTTCCAATTCTGCCGCCAGTATTGCGCGGCCTATCATTTCAGGGATTTGCGGGACGACGGCATTTCCGAGGGCTTTAAGTCGGTCCACCCTTCTGGAAACCCCATGAGCCACTCGACCCACGTTGGGTTCAGGGAGCCATGCTGTCCCCGGCATGTCAGCGCGTCGTTCAGGCTGTTGGTCGCGCCGCGTCCGCTTGCCTGCAAAGTGTCCGGCTTCCTGCCGCCTTTGTAATCCCGCGTCGTTGGCGTCGGCCATAGCCGCTCGTTTAGCACTTGCGCCGCCAAGGTCAGCGTCTGCCCCTTGTCTATCAGCCGCTGGCCGTACTCTGGGTCTTTCGCTCTCGCTTGGTTGACCATTCCCACGGTCGGAGAACGCCACAGCCCAAACGCGGTCGCGTCTGTGCGGGGCGTCAACGGCGCAAGCTGGAATAACAAACGCCCGGCAGGCGTAGCCTTGTCCCTCCAAGTCAGAAAGCACGTCATCGAGGCCCATGCTGATGTGACCAGCAACGTTCTCTCCAATGACCCAAGCGGGCCGGAGTTCAGCCACGAGCCGACTAAATTCAGGCCAGAGGTGGCGGTCATCTTCCTTGCCTCGGCGCTGCCCGGCTGTGGAAAAAGGCTGGCATGGGTATCCGCCGCAAATAACGTCAACTGTTCCGTCAATGTCGCTTCCTTTCAGGGTCCGCACGTCTGGGAAGCACGGCACATCAGGCCAGTGCTTTGCTAAAACCGCGCGGGGAAATGGCTCGTATTCGCAAAAGGCGATTGTTTCAAAACCGCCTGTCCGCTCAAGGCCTAGGCTGAATCCTCCGATGCCGCTAAACAGGTCCAAGACGCGCAGCTTGGTCATGGCTTCACCAGCGTATAGGACGCCACCCGCTTGCCGCTCTCGGTCTCAACCATCTCTCTGTAGATATTGTGGCCAGATTGCTTGAGGTCATAGATACGCGCCCCAAGGCGGAAACAGCCGTATTTGTTCAGCGCATCAATCGGCGTGATGCTGCGGCCCGTCTTTAAGTGCGCGAGGATTTGTTTGGTCTGTGTTTCGGTCATGGTGTCAGTGTCCCAAATTCTGCGAAGACAAGATATTGAGTGCGCCGGATCGCGTCGTAAAGTTCGCTGTCCTCCATGTCGGCTTCCCTAGCATGACAATCGGAGCAACCATGGTAGCCCCAGAAGTCGTGCGGCTTTTGGGACATGCCAGCGCCAGCCCGCCGTCGTGAATGGCAAAGAACAACCGTTGCCGGGTTGCCGTTGCACCAGATGCTTCTGGCTTGGCAGTCCTTGCCGCGAGCAAACCTGCGCAGCTTTTCCGATTGAAATGCTGGCGTTTTGAAATTCGTCATTCCGTCACCTCGTTTTCATATTTCATCGCCTCTGGGTCGGTCAGTGGCACGCCCTGCGCTCGATAGTGGCCCTGCACCGCATCCATGTATTCTGTCAGTTCCTTGACGCTCATTTCTCGCGTCATTGCCAGAATGCCACGCTCAAACAGGAAGCATTGCTGTTCGTATGTTAGGCCGTCAAACATGCGCTCCCAGACCCGCGACCATATCGGGTCACGCCTGCGGATAGGCACGCCGTACGCAACATGGCATTGGCCCTTGACCTGTGCCGCTGTCATGTCGCCCAAGTGCTTGGCGATTTCGCCATACCATTTGTGCAAAAGGCTGTTCTGGGACAGCGTGCGCTTGTCGCCATCGCCGATGGTAATTGTGAATGGCAGGGGGAGGCCAGTAATCATACCAGCCACCTTCTGCGCTTCGTGTTCGGTTAGAACGCGAATTGTCTTCATGCCCGCGCCTCTAATTCGGCCAACTTGCCTTGAACCTGATGCACGAAGTCTGACACTTTTTCGCGCAACTCGGCTTGCAGCTTTGGGTCGGCGTCAACGCGCGTCACCTGCATCTTTAGATGCTCAGGAAATGACGGGTTGAACGAAACGAAGTCACACCACGTCCGCCCGGTGCATTCCATCTGAAACTGCATTTGCAGCATGTAGGCTTTGTCTATGGTGCCGCCTGTCAGGTTTTTGATGTGCTTGGCAGGCTGGGGACACTTTATCTCCAGCAAGCCATCGTCGCCGATGAGGCCGTCCGGTGATGCGCCGGACCACTCAATGACCGGGTGCGGAATAAACCCGACCTCGACCACCTCGTTGCCCGTTTCCAATTCATAGAACGCCCGCGCTTGCGGCTCCGTTTCGTTGCCATGCTCCATCGCCGCGCTTTTGAACGTCTCAACAGGTTGTCCGGTCAGGCGTTCACATACAAGCTGCGCCATGTAGTTCTGATACCCAGCTGCGGTTTTTGCCATCATCACGTTAGAAAGTGCGGAGGCGGTTACCCGCCCCGCGCGTTCCGCCAGCCATTCTGCGCTGCCCTGCTCACTCATTGCCCAAAGCCTCCGCGAGAACGTCACCAAGCGACGGCTGGTTCTGCTCTGCATTTGCCGCGATGGTTGCGCTGAGTTTCTTCATCGCTCTGTCGAAAGCGTCCACCGGGAATTGCTCAAGCGATGGTGCGCCGTAGGCTGCGCAGATTTTCTGCTCTGGCACGCCTGCCTCTTCGGCGGCATTGCGAAGTGCAATGAATTGGTCTGCGCTGATCGTGCGCGGCGCTGCCTTGGCCGCTGCATTGCCGTCGTCGTCTGTATCTGGCGCCACACCCGACAGGCTCTCAAGTCCGATGCGCTTGGCGTATGTCGTCGCTGACTTCATGCCTTGCATGTTGTTTTTATCCACAATCAGTGGGACATCACATGACACACGGCTTTCGCTTGCGGCATGAACAAACTCAGTCCGCATAGACATGCCTTTGTCGTCATTGATTAGATAATGCAAAACGGCGACACCGTGCGCAGATAGCGTCGGAATTACTACGCCAGCAACATCAGCCAAGTCAGCATAGCGCGACTTAAATGCAGGGTTTGTGCTGCCCTTTTGAACTTTGCCAAACTCTGCCTGAGCCGCGCAAAGTGCGCTGTAGATATTCTTGTGTTCAGTCATGGTTTTTCCCTTAGTAGTATGTAAATCCAAGCAATTTGTTGGCCTTTTTTCGAGCCGCAATCGCTTCGTCTTGGGTCTTGAAGTATCCCAAGTGTTTTCCGGTGTAGTTGTAAGTCACCCTCGCCACCCAAAGTTTTCGGCGATTGCAAAATCTTACTCCTTGTGTATTTTTTGACCCCTTTCTTCTTCTGGCGTTCTCTGCCTTTGTCACGTTGCGCAAGTTTGAAATCCTGTTGTCAGCCCTGTCTCCGTTAATGTGGTCAACAACATCCGGCCACTCGCCATAATAAACAGCCCATGCAACTCTGTGGCCGTGATAAGTCTTGTCCCAAATCCTTCCAGAACGATAGCCGCGACCATCTATTGCCGTGAATGCTTCTGCATTGGCAAAGCAAGTGTTGAACTGAAGGAACGTTCTTCGTTTGCTGAACATATGTTCTGGCCTAGGAAGCCAGAACAAACGCCCGCTGTCAGGCTCATACCTCAACAGCTTGGAAACTGACGCGGCATCAATCTGCATGGTCTTTCCTTTCCGTTTGTTGTTTTGCCTCTACCCGATCAGCAAAGCGGTTGAGCGCCGCCCGACATATTGCGGATAGTGTTTTATCCTCACTTGCAAGCGCCTTGCGCCAGCGGTTAAGGTCGTCGGCTTTCGCCTGAAATGTGACTATCTTCTTCATAGGTGCGCAAGGTTGCATATAAAAATTATATAAGCAAGCCCCAATTTTTGCTTGCAAGGTTGTTCTGGTTTTATATAAATGGCTTATCAACAACGGCCACCGCGCCACCAGATAGGGAACGAACCGATGACAGATAAAACGCCTTTGACGCTTTTGCCAAAAGCCCTTTTGGACGCTGGATATGAACCTATTGGATATAGGGCATGTTATGAGGCAGCGCGTTCAGCAAAGATACCTGCGGACTTTGGGTCAAACGGCAGGTGGACATTTGATCTTTCCGACATTGATCAAATTGCAAACTGCTTGCTTTTATCCCGCACCGCCTAACACAACGGGGCT